CCTTCCCCGTCCCTCCCCGGTCCCCAAAAAAAACCGACTGAGGAGGAGCCGATGTCAACCGATGTCGACCGATCCGCCGCGATGGTGCCTGTCGTGGTCGCCTCCGCGGTCCCCGAGTCGCTCCCCGGCCTTGCGCCGTCGCATGAGGCGGGCGCCTCGTCTGTTGACCTCGAACGCGCGATCCTCTCGACCCTCGACGAGTACCGGGAGGCCGGGCTCGTGACCCGCCGCGACGCTGGCAAGGTTGCGCTGGCCGTTCACGTCTGCCGAGTCATGGAGGACAAGCGACGGCGAGGACGTACGTCGACGTACTCGAACGACGCGCGGCTACTGAACGAGATTCTCGACGGGTTCGTCGCCGAGGAGGGAGCCGGGGACGAGCGGCTCCGTGCGGCGATGGCGGAATGGTCCCTCTATGTGCAAGGCCTCGCGACCGGACAGGCGATAGCGGCCGCGTCGTGAGCCTGCCGAACGTCGGCCGGATCACAGCGGCCGAGCGCGCCAGAGAGCCGCGCTTTATGCACGTCGTCGCATGGTTCGACGGCTACGGACAGTCGCACGGCGCGCGGCCCATGGAGTACCCGCGGCGACTCACGTCCAGCGAGGGCCGCTCGTGGCGGGAAGGGTGGCGGGAAGGGTGGCGGGAGCGGCGTTGTTACGCCGATCACGGGTTCACGCCTTGTGACGGTGGGCACTTGTGAGCGTCCGACCGTCGGGGCTCTGGGTGCCCGGCGCGGAAGTCGACCCGGCATCCATCCCGGGACTGAAGTTCGCGACGGCTCGCGACGAGTCGCGGCCGACCCTCGGCCACCTACAGGCCGAGTTCTCGCGCATCTGGATCGGGCGCCGCTGTCCTGGGTGTGGAGGCCTCGGCTTCATGCCGTGGCAGGCCTTGGCCGCGAACATTCTCGGCGAACTCGACCCCGAGACCGGGCTCCGGTACTACGACCTCGGAGTCGTCACGGTCCAGCGGCAGGCCGGGAAGTCCGACCTCTGCGTCTGCCGCTCGGCCGAGCGGTGCGTCAGCGTCCCCGGCTATCGGTCCTGGTACACCGCACAGACCGGGCAGGATGCCCGCGACGAGTTCCTAAAGTTCTACGACGAGACCCTCGCCGACACCCCGCTACTCCGGCTCGTCCACCTACTGCGCGGCAAGGGTGACGAGGTCGCCAAGTACCCGAACGGGGCGCGGCATCGGCCGCACCCCCCGACCGAGCAGAAACTCCACGGCAAGCAGTCCGACGAGAACGACATAGACGAGGGATGGTCGTTCGACGAGGATCAAGGCAAGTTGCTATTGCAAGCCATCGCCCCGACACAACTAACGCGGCCGGGCGCCCAGACAATCGTCTGGTCAGCCGGAGGAACTCCGGAGTCACTCTGGCTCGCCGGGCTGGTCGCCCGCGGCCGGGCGAGCGTCGAGGGTGTCGAGGTCGAGGGAGCCGACCGGCCAATCCGGATGGCGTACGTCGAACTAGGCGTCCCCGACGACCTCGACATACGCGACCTGTCGGCCGTCGAGGCACATCACCCCGCGGTCGGTCACACAATCCAGACCCTCCGCGGCCTCCGGAACCAACTCCCCGACGACGACGAGTTCGCCCGCGCAGGCGGCAATCGTTGGACATCGGTAATCGGCTCCGCCATCGACTCCCAACTCTGGCGCGTCCTCCGCTACCCCGACCCGCTCCCTGACGACTCGCTCCTCGGATGGGGCGCCGCGCGGGCCGAGGACGGCTCTCACGTCGTCGTCGCCTGCGCGACCGAACTCGACGACGGCCGTGTCGTGGCCGAGGTCGCCGACGTCCTCCCGTCGGCCTTCCGAGCCGGAGCGCTCGTCCGCGAGTGGATCGCCCGCGACGCCTGCGACGTCGACCCGTCCGGGCCGTCGGCCGCACTCGCCGAGGACCTCGCCACGCGCAGCAACGTCCACGCGCTCACCAACCGGGAGGCCGCGGCCGCGTGCCAGGACCTCCTCGACGGCATGAGGGACCGGCGCATCCTATTCCGTCAAAACGACACCCTCGATGCCGCGGTCCGGGTCGCGCAGAAACGCCCCGTCGCGGACGGCGGCGTGATGTGGTCGCGCTCGACCTCGGCCGGGTCTGTCGCCGGGCTAGAGGCCGTGACCTGGGCCGTCCGAGCCCGAAAGCGCGCCCGGCGCGGCGGCAAGCCCGGAGGCGTCTGACTTCCCCGACACGCCGAGCCCGCGCGAATGCGGCCGCTCGAGCCCGTCGCGGCGCGAGACTCTCTCCCGTGCGAATGAGTCTCCGCTCCGGCCCGGCCCGGACCTCCTCAGTCCTAGCGGTTCTCGGTCAGGGTGGAGGGCCGGTCCCGGCCCGTGATGTGTCCCGGCTCCCGCTCTCCTCGCCCTTCTCGAACGACTCCTCGCACCTTGCGCAGTGGATCGCTGACGACGTGCTCGGAGCGACCGCGGCGGCAGGGATCAACTCCCGGGCGTCGGCGATGAGGCTTCCCGGCATAGCCCGCGCCCGGAACCTCCTCGTCACAGCGATTGCCCGGAACCCGATCGTCGCCTACCGCGGTCCCGCAGTCGCGGCGCTCACGGCCGACGACACGGTCGAGCGGCTCCCGACGCAACCGTCGTGGACGACCGAGACCCGGGACGGGTCCTCCTCGGAACTCCGCCATGTCTGGACCGTGGACGACCTCGTGTTCTACGGGTGGTCGCTGTGGCGCCGCTACAACGGCGCGGACGGGTTCCCAATCGCGGCCGACCACATCAACTATGACGATTGGGAGATTGACGCCGACAACCGGCTACTCGTGGGCGGCGTCATGGTGTCCTTTGCCGAGGAGCGCAACTGGACGCTGATTCCCGGGCTTCACGAGGGCGTCCTGACCTTCGGCGCCGACGTCCTCCGCGACGGCCGCGAACTCGCCGGGATCGTCCGTGAGCGGCTCCTGAACCCCGTCCCTGACGTGAACCTCGAAGCGCAGCCCGACTCCGAGGACATGACTGATACCGAGTGGCTCGCGTTCGTGAACGCCTACGTCGCGAACCGCAAGGTCAACAAAGGTGTGGGGTTCACGAACCGATACGTCAAGGCCGTTGCCTTCCCCGGACGGAAAGACTCCGACCTCATGGTCGACTCTCGCAACGCCTCCGTGGTCGACCAAGCGCGCCTGATGGGAGTCCATGCGGGCCTCCTCGACGCGACCGCGCCGAAAGCCTCGCTCAACTATGAGACGCAGGCCGGGACAAACCGCGAGTTCGTCGACTTCGACCTCTGGACCTACATGCTCCCGCTTGCCGCGCGGTTCTCGATGGCCGACTTCACCCCGCGTGGACAGCGGGCCGCGTTCGACCTGACCGACTTCACCGGAGCGACCTCGACCTCGACCCCGACCGCTCCGGCCGAGCCTGCCGAGGAGCCCGCACCGTGAACCCGCTGATTCGCACCTACGCCCGCGTGACGGCCGCGCTCGCCTCCTCGACCGACCGCGTGACGTTCTACGTCGGCGGCGTCACGGCCGCGCCACAGTCCCGCACGCTGACCGGCGAGGTCGTCGCCTACGGCGGTCCAGCCGACGGCGACAACCCCGACGGGGTCAATGTCGGAATGACAAGCGTCGGCCCGCTCCGGGTCGCCGCACGCGGGCAGGTCGTCGAGACAGTCGACGGGTCAGTCGTGGCCGAGGGTCTCGCGTGGGCCGACGACATCGCGGCCGTCAAACTCACCGAGGAGCACGACCGCGGCAAGGTCCGCGGCTACGCCGTCTCGCTCGTCGACTCGGCCAAGCGGCTCCGCGCCTCGTTCAAGGCGACCGGCGACGCCGACGGCGACGCCGCGATTGCCGAGGCACTCGACCACAAGCGCGACGGTTTCTCACTCGACACCGCTCAGGCCCTCATCGTCGAGGCCGCGGACGGCGGCGTTCCTTGGATGCTTTCGGCGGACCTCGTGGCCGTCGGACAGGTCGGCCTTCCCGCGTTCTACAAGGGAAGCCGTATCGACACGGTCGCGGCATCGGCGGCCACTACCCCAGAAAGGATGTCCGCTGTGCTCACAGCAGAACAGCGCGCTCGGCTCGCCGAACTCCGCGCCATGAACAACCGTTCAACCGAGGAGGAGACCGAGTACGCGACGCTCTCCGACCTCGCCATCGCGGAGGCGTCGGCTCCGGCCGAGGACCCTCCGGCCGACGCTCCGGCCGACGCTCCGGCCGACCCCGCGCCGACGGCCGTCGCCGCATCCCTCGTCCCCGGTGGCACGCCGCGCCCGGGCCGTCCCCCGGCCACGACGTCAGAGACCGCGCTCGACGCATTCTGTCGCAACATGTGGGACGCGCTCCGAGGCGACGCCACCGGGCTCCGGAACCTCCGCGTGTCGGCCGCGCTGACCGACATCACCCACACCGCGCACGCGCCCAACATCGGGCAACCGGCGTGGTCCTCCGAACTCTGGACCGGCGTCCAGCACGAACAGGAGTTCGTGCCGCTCCTCAACTCCGGCACCCTGACCAGTCGCAAGGGACAGGGCTGGCGCTGGGTGGACAAGCCGGAGATGGCCGACTACGCGGGCGACAAGGCCGCGATCCCGTCGGACACCCTCGACACGGAACTTGCCGAGTACACGGCGGCACGCATGGCCGTCGGCCACGACATCGACCGGGCGTACTACGACTTCCCGGACGGGGCGCCTTTCATCCGGTCCTACGTCGAGTTGGTCCGCGAGTCGTGGTCGGTCAAACTCGACGGCAAGGCGGAGGCCTACATCGGCGCGAACGCGACCGACTCCGGTGTCGACGTCGAGTACGAGCCCGACGGGCTCCCCGCCGCGGTCCTGAAGGCCGTCGGGCTCCTGCGCCGCAAGGTCAAGCGCGCCAAGTTGGGCAAGGCGACCTTTGTCGTCATGCACGACGACCTGTTCGACTCCCTGCTCGACATGACGAACCTGGACGTCCCCGCGTTCTTGGCACTGTTCGGCATCGACCCGGAAAACTTCACCTCGTCGAGTCTCGCCGCTTTCGAGCAGAAGGTCGTCGTCGGGACCAAGATGGCGGCAACCGTCCGCACCCTGCCCGGCTCGCCCATCCGTGTCAGCGCTCAGGACATCGTCAAGGGCGGCATCGACGAAGCATTCTTCGGTTACTGGGCCATCGAGCAGCACTCGGCGGCAGGCATCCAGTACGCCGACGTCACGGCCGCGGCGTAGGTCCCCCCGGAGGCTCCCGGCCGCTCGTCCCGGCCGGGAGCATCCTCCGACAACTTCGGGTTGTCGCCCAACGAACGGATAGGAGGCGTGTCTCATGCCGCTACCGACAGGCCCGGTCACGACTCCGGAACTCGTGAAAGAGTGGCTCCGGATCACGGGAACCGGCGACGACGCCGACCTCGTCGACATCGCCGCGGCCGTCGACGACCTCGTCCGCGGGTTGACCTCGGTCGAGCGCATCGAACCCACCCTCACGGCGGAGAGCGTCTGGCCGAGCCGTTACCGGCTCGGCGCAAAGATGCTGGCAGGTCGGCTCCTGCGGCGAAAGAACTCGCCTGAGGGTGTCGCGGCGTTCGTGGGCGAGGGTGTTGCCTACGTCCGTCGAGTCGACCCCGACGTCGCCACCCTTTTCCGGCTCAACCTTCCGGCCGCGGGGTGACGTCGTGGCCTACTTCCTCGACCCGGTCCCCGCGCTCGACGAGGTCGTCGCACGCCTACAGGGTGTCGACATCGAGGCCGCGGTCAACACCGCGCACGTCAACCTGCCCGGCGCCTGGGTGCGATGGGCGGGATATGACTCGCTCGTCCTGTCCGGGGAGGAGTTCGTTCGCGTCGAGGTCGTGCTCCTCGTCGGCGCCATGCCGCTCGATGAGGCCTACCGGCAACTCGTCGCGCTCGCCGAGGAGGCCGTCGAGGAACTCGGCTACCCCGACGGGCCGGTCCGTCAACAGGCGACGCTGTTCGCGAACGACCCCGTCGCACTACCGTCCCTCGTCCTGCCGTACAACGTCGCCTAGGAAGGAACCCGACCCCGCATGACAATCCAAGCGTTCAAGCCGATCAATGGGACACTCTCGCTCGGCTCCGGCCCGCTCGCCGTCGCCTCGCAAGTGCTCGCCTGCGAACTCGTGCCGACCGAGAAGGTCAAGGAAACCGACCCGATCCCGGTCCTCTCCGGGGAGGAACTCGCCGGAGACTCCTCCGCCACGGTGACGTGGCGCCTGAAGTTCAAGATCTTTCAGGACCTCCGCGCGGCCGGGATCGTCAAGTTCTCCTATGACAACTCCGGCGACGAGGTCGCGTTCGCGTTCGTCCCCACCGACGACACGGACCACGCAGCATCGTTCGCCGGCGACTGCGTCGTCGTCCCGATCAAGGTAGGCGGACCAGTCTCCAAGACCGACCGGGCGCAGTCAGATGTGGACTGGCGCGTCGTCGGCACACCCGTCCCCGACTGGCCCGGCGCCTGACCATCCCGCAAACCCAACGAAACGAAAGGCAGAAAGACATGACAGAGACTCCCGCCGAGCAGACCGTCGAGCAGCCGTCGGCCAAGTACGCGGTCTACGACACGGCCGAGTTGCGGTTCCTCGAAGGCGTGTTCCCGTCGGCCAAGGCCGCGCGCGACGCGCACAAGGCCGCGATGGTCGAGGGGCGCACGTACGAGACCCGGCAGGTCTAGGGCCGTGCTCGGCCTCGACACGAACGCCGAGGAGGTTTCTCGGAGCCTCCTCGGCGTCGTCGTCGAAGCCGTCGCCGAGGCCGACGAGGAGGCCGCGAGAGCCGCACTCGATATGGTGGCTCCCAAGACTCCACGGCGGTCCGGTCGGCTCGCGGCAGGCCTCCGGGCCGTCGTGGAGTCCGCGGGCGGGTTCGCCATCGTCGACGCCGTCCCGTACGCGACCGTCGTCGACGCACGGACGGGGTTTGCCTCCCAGACTCTCCTCGACGGCGAGGCAAGCATTCTCGCCATCTATGACCGACACCTGCAGGACGAGTTCGACGCCGTCCGCTAGAGACCAGACAAAAGGAAATGCAGCGCCATGCCAATCGAACGCCACATATTCGACGTCGAGTACACAGACGACCCGACCTCGTTCGTCGTCCCGCGGGAGTTCCGGACGCGCGTCACGATGGCCGACAAGATCGACGCCGAGACGCACGGCCCGCAGTACGGCGTCATGGACCAGACGCAGCAGCCGCAACTCGTCGGGTTGCTGTGGCTCTGGTACTCGTCGCTCCGCGAGGGTCACGTCGACGAGTCGACGACGTTCGCCGACTTCCGTGTCCGGTGCCTCGACAACGCGCTCGTGAAAGAGGCCGAGCCGGTCCCTCCTACCGGGACGGCAGGCGGCTCGCGCTTAGCCTCTGTCGCATCTATCCCGGTCTCACCTATGCCGAGTGGCTCGACGCCGTCCGAACCGACGAGCGACTAGTCGCGACCGCACTCGACCTACTGCCAGAGGAGTAAGCGCACCATGCCAACCCTGACCATCGACGGCCGGGCCGACGTCGCCGCGGCCGCGGCCGAGGTCGACAGTCTGGCCGCGTCCGTCCGCGGGCTCGGGACCGACGTCGACACCGCGGCCGGTCAGGCGAGCGCGGCCGGAGCAAACTTCGACGCGCTCGGCGAGGGCTCCGACAATGTCGCCTCCAAGAGTTCCCAAGCCGCGGCGGGGCTCGGCGACCTCGCCGGAGGCCTCGAAGCAGTCGGAGCGACCGGCGCCGCGACAGCGCTACAGGGCGTCGCGCTCGCCTCCTCGGTTGCGGCCGGAGCCGGGGACGTGATGAACCTCGTAGCCGAAACCAGCGTCGGCCGGTACGTGCTGCAAACCGCCGCGAGTATCGCCCACCGGACCGCGACCATCGCCGGGGCCGTCGCAACCGGAGCCATGACGGCCGCACAAGCCGCGCTGAACCTCGTCATGTCCGCGAACCCGGTCGCGCTCGTCGTGATCGCGATAGTGGCGCTCGCGGCCGGGCTCATCCTCGCCTACCAGAAGTCCGAGACGTTCCGCGACATCGTCGACGCCGCGTTCGGCAAGGCAAAGGGCGCCGTCGAGGACGTCGTCGATGTCGTCAAGGACGTTATCGACATCGTCGGCGACCTCCCCGGCAAGGTCGACGACGTCGCCGGTATCGTCGCCGGGCACTTTGCGACGATGTTCGCCCCGATCCTGACTGCCATCGGCTGGGTTCAGGACCTCATCGACAAGATTGGAAGCATCGACTTCCCAAACGCTCCCGACCTGAACCCCTTTGATCGAACGGCCACGGGCGAGGGTGTCGACCCGAACGACCCGCGGCTACAGCAGGCCCCGCCGCTCCTCGTCGGCCTGACCCTCTCGGTCGCCCCGCAGGACAAGGACACCGCCACCCGCGACCTCGTCGACGGCCTGCGCGAATACTTTGCCCGGCGTGGGCAGACCCTCGTGCTGACCGAGGCTCCCGCATGACGCAACAGGTTTTCAACGCATCCGGAACGTTCACCCCACCCGCGGGAGTGACCTCCGTCGACGTCCTCGTCGTCGGAGGCGGAGGCGGAGGCGCCGGGGAGAGCCTCGCCACGACCGCGGGAGGCGGAGGCGGAGCCGGTCGCGTCCGATGGGCGACCGCAATCGCCGTGACTCCCGGCGTCGGCGAGACCGTGACCATCGGCCCGGGCGGAGCCGGAGGAGCCGTCAACACCCAAGGCACCGACGGCACCGCGTCGAGTTTTGGCGCGACCTCCGCGGCCGGAGGCGGAGGCGGAGGTTCCGGCAACACATCGAGCGGGAGCGGCCTCCGGAACGGCCGCGCTGGCGCCTCCGGTGGCGGAGGAGGCTCGAACTCCTCCCCGGCCGGGACGGGCGGAACCGCGTCCGCGGGGAACGTCGGAGGAGCCGGTTTCGCGACCTCGACCTCGTCCGCCCGCGCAGGCGGAGGCGGAGGCGGAGCCGGAGCAGCCGGGACCGCTGGCGCGAACGCCGCTATCGGCGGTCCGGGCGGCGCTGGCTCGGACCAGTCCGCGAACGTCGGGACCGGCGTCGGGGTGGCCGGATGGTTCGGCGGCGGAGGCGGAGGCGGAGCCGCGTCCGGAGCCATCGGCGTTGCCGCGGGCGGGCAGGGTGGCGGAGGCGCCGGAGGCGAGGCCGCAGGCGCCGTGACGAACCCGGTCGCCGGGACCGCGAACACGGGCGGCGGAGGAGGCGGAGCCTCCGGCAACGTCGCCGGAGCGGCCGGAGGTAGCGGCGTCGTGGTCGTCGTCTACACGGTGGCCGCGCCCGGCGTCCCGACGGCCGTCTCAGTGACCGACGTCGACGACGACGCTTTGGAGTTGTCGTGGTCGGCTCCCTCCACGGGTGGGCCGGTCGATCATTACGAGGTTCGTATCGACGGAGGCGCCGAGTCGACACAGACGAGCCCGTACGTGTTCACCGGCCTTGACGCCGGGACCGAGTACGACCTAGAGGTCCGGGCCGTCGGGACGGGTGGCGTGTCCTCCTGGGTTCTCGTGACCGAGTCGACCTCGTTCCCCACCCCGCCCGGGTACTACCGGGTGGAACTCACCCTCGGGTCGCATTCGTGGGACATCGAGCACGGGGACGCCGCGGCGTATGGGCCTCTCCTGCCGCTCTCCCTTGGATGGGACATTCCCGACGCGGTCGAGTTCTTTCCCGCACAAGCCAACCTGACCACCCTCGGGTTTCATGTCCAAACCTCCGACGCCTCCGACCTCGTCGATGTCGTCAAAGGAACGATCGTTACCATGCGCATGTTCGTCGACGCCGACCCCGACGCCGACCCGTGGCAGACCTTCGACGGCGTCGTGACTCAACTCGACGGCGAGACCGTCCCCGGCGTTGCAGACCCCGACACGCGCGACTTCCGGGTGACCGTCTACGCGGCCGACGACAACGTCCGGTTGGCCGATATGTATGTCGGCTATACCGACGATTGGCCCATCGAGCACATCGACGAGCGCGTCGAACGCATCTGCACCGAGGCCGGTATTACCTACGACACACAAGGCCTCGGGACGGGGCTAGAGGGATGGCTGGCGGCACGCCCGGCCGGTGCGGCAATCTCCGCGCTCGACGCCGTGAGGACCGCGCTAAAGGACGCAGCCGACGAGTACGACTCGGAGCCTCCCGACGTGTTTTACGGCCGGTACGTGTTCAAGTACGTTCACGCCGAGACGACTCTCACCGTGTATGCGTTCCGTCGACGGGTGTTCGACGACTCGACGATTACCCTCGACGGCGGCATCGTCCGCGCAGCGGGCCGCTGGACCAAGCAACCCGGCCCGCACGCCGCCGAATGGGTGATCGTTGACGGGACCGTGTTTGGCACGCCGGGCGCGGGGATCCCGTTCGTCCGGAACACGTCGCTTCTCGACTACACGGGCGACCCTCCCGGGTCGGATACCAACTATTCCGCGTTCACCCGGGACAACCTCGGGGAGAGCCTCCTTGCGGACGCCTCGACGGCGCTCGATGGATGGTCCACCCGGTCTCTCGTCTATGAGGCACACCTAGACCCCGACCCGGTCACTCTCTGGGCCTCTGACGCTCCCCCGCTCGTCGTCGTCCCCGTCGTAGCGACCCCCGTCGGCGACGAGCTCGAAGTCAACGGCGTTGACTACGTGGCCGGGACGCTGACAGGGGCACGGCTCGTGATCCCGCCGCGCGGCAAGTTCTATATCGAGTTCCGGCTCCGCTCCGAGTTGCTCCCCGGCACAGACCTCCCGGCGTGACCTATGTGGGCCGACCTCGGGGTGATCGTCTCGGCAGTCCTCGCCGTCGCGGCGCTCCTCGGCCTCCTCGTGAAGTACGTCCTTATGCCGTACCTCATCGAGCAGGTCGTACGGCCGCTCCGCGAGACGCATCGGCAGGTCACCCCGCATCATCGGCTCCGCCGTGACGAGCCGACCGTCGTCGACAGGCTCGACGACGTCAAAACGGACCTCTCGGGAATCAAGGAAGCCGTCGAGGACCTCTCAAAAAAAGCCCGGGAGAATCGCCGCCTAGCGCTCGCCGCTGGGGGAGCGGCCGACCTCGTCGGCCGACGGCTTTCTGACCACGAAGCATGGTCACGCGAGGAGGACTCGCGGCTATGGAGTGCAATCACCAAACACCAACCGGAAAGGCAACAGCATGACGAGCGTGGCAATCAAGGAAGCACGTAGGCGCTCCCGATCACCCGTACCGACCTCCGCGCCTGGGTTCTGCAAGCGCGAGGTCCGCGAGTGCTACCGAATCGCCGTGAGCCGTTCGGGCTCGGCCGCGGAGGCATGGCGCAACGCCGAGCACAAGCACCATGAGACCGACCCCGCCAAGTTCCCGCGCGGCGTCCCCGCGTGCTGGCTCGGCGGTTCCGACGGGAACGGTCATATCAGCATCACGACCGGGTCGGCCGGGCACTGGACGACCGACCTCATCCGGAGCGGCTACTTCGACCGGACCGGCATAGCCCGGGTCTCCCGGACGTGGACGAGCCTCCGTCTCGTCGGCTGGATCGAAGACCTCGACGGCGTCCCCGTATGGCGCAACGGCGAACTCGTCAACCCTCGCGCGTTCCAACTCGTCGACGCCGACGTCGACGAGGGGCTCGACATCGTCCATGAGATCGACGACCGCGAGGCCGCTCACGGGTGGACCTTCGACGAGGACCTCGGACTGTGGGTGTCTCATGACTGACCTGAACACGACCACCCCGCCCGCCACCCCGTCGGACATTCTCCTAGGCCGCGTCCTGCTGTGGCTTGGCCTCATCGGGCTTGTGACGGTCCTGGCAATCGCGGTCCTCGCATACTTCGACCGCGCCATACCGGACGCTCTCCCGGTCGCGCTCGGCGCAACGATCACGGGCCTAGCGAGCCTCCTCGCGGGCCGGAGGCCGTAGGTCCCGGGGACGCCGAAACGCCGACAACCTAGGGTTGTCGGCGTTTCGGGTCTCTAGGACCTAGACGGCCGCGGGTGCCCCGGCGTGCTCCTCGGCCCGCTTGTGCGCGTAGTCGGCCGAGGACGTGTAGAGGCTCCACCCGCACACACAATCGACCCTTGTCGACTCCTGCGTCCCGTCCGTGTCTGGGCGCGGGATCGTCTGTACTCGGACGATGTGCTTCATGCTCTTACCTCCTCTCCGAGACGAGTCCCGAACCGCTGTCGGGCCGCTTGTCGGGTGATCCCGAGCCGGTCGCCTATCTCGGTCCATGAGTAGCCGAACCCGTGCATAGCCCGCGCGGCGTCGCCGAGAGCGACGTCGACGGCCCGGCCGACCTCGACGAGTTGCTCTAACGCCGTGTCGTCCCCCTCGGCCGCACGAGCCGCGAGAGCACGAGCAAACCGGCGCGACGCCTGCGCGAGTTCCGGGCTCTCCGGCCGCTCCCGACGCGACCGGCGACGGCCACCCCGACGACCGACCCCACGCTTGATAAGCCACGCCGCGAGAGCATCGACGTCGGCAATCGCGACCGAGTCGTCGACTGCCGCTCCAAACTCCGCGCGCAACTCGTCAGCAAGCGTGCTCATTCTGAGTACCGCTCAGCAAGCGTGCCGGAGTACGGACCGTCGTCGTCCTCGTGGAACACCCCGTAACCCTCGGCATCACGGAAGGCCGCGGCCTCGGCCTCCCCGAGTTCAAGCGGCGGCGACTGTCCGCCAACCGCGACCACCCAACGCGCCCCGGGCTTGCGGAGTCGCCTGGCAAGGTCGCGGTGCATGTCCCCGCACGGGTACAGCGTCGCGAGGTCGCGCGTCTCGTCGATCACGACCCGGCACCCGCAGGTGAGTTCCCAATTCGTCCTCACGACGGCTCCTCATCATCGTCGACGACCGTAACCTCGACATGCGCCCACGACCGCGGCAGGCGACGGCCTCGCTTGTTCCGGACGACCACTTTCGCCCGGATGGTCCGGGCTCCGACAGTCAGGGTCTCGACGTCCTTCCGCTCGATGCCTCCGAGGAGGTCGAGGAGCGGCGCGAGCAGTCGGTCGACAACCGTCGCCGGGACAGGCTCGTTCGGGAGCCCGTCCACCGTGACCCGCGCGCTCACAAGATCACCTGAGCGAACGACTCGGCGACCTTGTGGACGTAGAACTCATGACGGGCGGCGTCGTTCGCGCGGTCGCACTCGGCCGCGTGTGTGGCGTCGAGAGGGTCGCATCGAAGCGAGCGGATGCACACGAACACGTAAGAGCCGTCCTCGTCGGCAGGCCCATAGACGGGAAGGTCGCAGATACAGAAACGCTCGGCTAGATAGCCGACCGTTACGGCGGTGCATTCGACCGAGGACGGACAGTCCGTGTGATCCAACTCCGGATAGTTCCCGCAGTACGGGACGAACGTCGTTGTCCGGATCGGACAGGATGGGTGGTGCAGCATGGTTCCTCCGTGGTTTCGGGGAGCCGCGGCGGGCTCCCTCGGTGACAACCCTACATTGTCAGTCGGCGTGTCGTCGAGAATCTCGGGTATTGATGGGTGGAGCGTGTCGACCTATGTCGATGCTCCGGTGTGCTTTCGCATTCGAGAACCTCGGTCCGCGTGCTCGGCCGAAACAGACCCGACTTGAACTCGGCGCTCTCGCGAACAACGTCAACCCCGACGAGCGGCGACCTCGGCCTAAGGGGATCGGTCTGTGCGAGACGATCCACCATGATCTAACGGACCTCTGGCACTACGGCCTGCCGATTCGCGACAGAACCCGGCTCTCGCGCGCGAACCTCGCTCTCTACGTCCTCGACCGACTCGACCTCGGCCGCATCCGCTGGCACGACCTCGCCGAGCAGTGGCCGCGGACCGAGCATCCCGGCATACACGAGCCGCGCAGCATCCTCGACGTCGAGGTCGAGGATTGGCGCATCATCGTCGCCCACGCCCCGCCTGTCGCCATCGGGACCGGACCGGCCCGCCGCGAGTGGCTGGACGCGATGGTCGAACTCCTCTCCGGCCCGACGCCGGTCCTCGCGCTCACTGACCCGAACGGGCTCGGCGCCGAACTCGTGAGGCGTCTCGCCAAGCCGTCTAAGGGAACCGTGGTTACGGGCGGGACTCCCGTCGAGGCCGTACACGGCGTCGGGATCGTCCTCGACTCCGTTCACGCGCCCGGCCGAGTCAACGGCGTTCCGATGCTGACTGACCATCGCCGGGCTTTGCTCGGCCGCGCCCGACGTCGAGAGGATGGCAATAAGTGACAGGAAAGGTCGACGCCGGCGAGTCAACATCTGCCAAACACCCGAGCGTCCTCGATGGCGTGATTCGCGACGACGCCGCCGAGGAGGCCTGTCCGGTCGAGCGTCTCTCATATCGCAACCCCGATCACCTACACATCTGTACCGCTCTGAACGGCCATCCTCGCGACGACGGGCACGTCTGCCCGTGCGGCGATTGGTGGCACGACTGACTGAGGCTCCCTCGTCGCCTGTGGCGAGGTTTGACGTCGTGCGCGCGGACGTAAAACGGGTGTGCGGACTAACTCTCCGTGACGTCCCCGGTTAGAGCGGGATCAGCCTCCAGCGCGCCCGGAGCCGACAGGGGACAGGCAGCGGACCGAGCGCGTGCCGTGGGGACACGGCTAGGTGTGGGACGAGAGGTCAAAGAGCGTCCGGGTCCCACCGTGGGGAGACCCGATTACCCGCGCCCGCCTCGCCGTGTCCAATCGCCGTCCGCTGGCCGCACTTCCTACGAAGTGTGGCCGCACTTTCCGAGCCTCGTGCTCGGCCCGCAAACCGGAATCCGGCCGGGTGTGTCCGAATCTGCTATCGGGCACCCCGCGCCCGGACACCCCTCCGCCTCCCGTATCTCATGACTGTGATGCGGCAAACTCCGCGCATGGCAACTCTCCACAGATATGGCCCGCCTCGACGTCCCGACCCGTGGCCCATGGTGAACGTTGCCCCGCCGAGCCGTGACCCCGATTGGCGACCTCTGCCCGCCGCGCTCGTAAGGCAGCGGCACATCATGAACGCGATTGCGCATCATGGCCGGTGGTCCCGTGGGCCGTGCGGCGTCTGCTCGCTCGACGAGTGGGACTGTCTGTCCGTGCGTCCCGGCCCAGACCCCCACGAGTACGAGGCGCCCGGCCGTGGCCGGTAGTCGATGGGGCGGGCGGAAGGTCGCCCGGCTGACCGCGATAGTCCTCGCAGTCAAGGGCTCGACGTGCTGGCTCTGTGGGATGCCGGGCGCAGACTCACCCGACCACGACCCGCCGCGCGTCGAGTTGCTCGCCCGCGGTGTGCTCGACCCCGACGCGGTCGAGTACCTCCACCCGTCGCATCGACTGTGCAACATCTGGCGCAAGGACCGACCCGTGACCGCCGCGCTGCGCGCCGAGTTGCTCTCTCGTCGGCGCTCTCTGCTCGCCCTCGACCCTGAGCCCGGCGCCGACACGCGGAGCCCGCTGCTTGCGCGTCGTCAGCCGTCGCGCACGCTACTTTTTGAGAGCCCGCCCCGCCGCGGAAGT